ATGTGGGGCTTCGGCCCCACATTTAATTTTAAGGAGAAAAATATGATTTCAGATCAAACGACACTGAATAAAACTACTGGAGCTGCTTCTGTTTTAAGGGGTGCTAGAACAAGAGTTACTTCTCTTCAAGGTAGAGGTGAGGCTGGTTCAGTTTTATCTTTACATGATGTAAGTGATGCTGCAGACGCTGCATCTGGTAACTTAAAAGCTATTTATAGATTTGAAACAGAAGGATTAGAGGTTTACATACCTGGTTCTGGTATTTTGTTTGAAAACGGAGTTTGTGCAACTTTAACACAATCATCTGGTACAGACGGAAGTGTTACCATGACAATTACAGGAGCATAGTAAATGGCTAATACTACTTCGGGAACAGCAACGTTCGACAAAACATTTGCTATTGATGAAATAATAGAAGATGCTTTTGAACGTATTGGATTAACAAATGTTGCAGGTTATCAACTTAAATCTGCAAGACGATCTCTTAATATCTTGTTTCAAGAATGGGGTAATAGAGGTATTCATTACTGGGAAATAGGTTCAACAAATCTAGATCTTATAGAGGGTCAAGCGGACTATGATTTTTTTAGATCTAGTGATGATGGGACATCGGCTACAACCACGGATCCAGCTAGTGTATTTGGTATATCTGATGTTCTTGAAGCACAATTAAGATCAAACAGAACTCAGACAACACAATCAGACTCACCAATGACAAAAGTAGATAGATCTACTTATGCAGGATTTTCAAACAAATTATCTAAAGGAACACCTAATCAATACTGGGTAGAGAGATTTATAGATAAAGTTACAATACATATATATCCAACACCAGACTCAACTAATGCATCTAAAGATATGCATTTCTTTTTTGTAAAAAGAATACAAGATGTAGGAGATTATACTAATGCAACTGATGTTCCTTTTAGATTTGTGCCTTGTATGACATCAGGATTAGCTTTTTACCTTTCACAAAAATATGCACCTGAAAGATTACAAGCCATGAAATTATATTATGAGGATGAACTAGCAAGAGCATTAGCTGAAGATGGCTCTGCAGCAAGCACTTACATAACACCGAAAGTTTACTACCCAGGAGCATAATGCCAAAATACGCAACAGGAAAGTACGCAAAAGCAATATCAGATAGATCTGGTTTAGAATTTCCATACAGAGAAATGGTTAGAGAATGGAATGGATCTATCGTGCATGTTTCTGAATTTGAACCTAAACAACCACAATTAGAGCCAAGACCATCTAGTGCTGATGCAATCTCAATAAGAAATGTTAGAGTTGCTAGAATAGAAAATGTAGTCCCTTATTCTATACCAGAAAATGGTTTTGAAACTTATGCGGCAGGGTCTAGAATTATTAATGTAACTGCGCCGGGTCATGGTTTAACAAATGGAACAACACATAGATTTAGAGGTGCACCTTTAGCTAATACTGTCAGTGGAGGAACGTTTCAATTTGCAAACCCAGCAGATTTTGATGGTATTACAGGAGCTAATATTGCAAAAGCAGCTGGTTATACAATTACAACAGGATTGTATGTAAATGACGCTAGAAATACTACAGATTATTCTGTAGCAAATTTTTTTCATTTTACAGTTGATACAGATACTGCTACAATTGGTGGTGTTAAAGGAGGAGGAGTTGGCTGTTCAGTGGGACCAGTCACATTAAGCGCATGATAAAAAAATTTATAAGTTGGATAAAAAATTTGTATACACCTAAAGAACAAATAGATGCACATGAAATTATGTTACACCCTAGAGGTTTTTGTAATGAACATAATAAATACAAGCATCGTTGCCCTAAATGTAGAGAACTAGCGAGGATAGAATAATGGCAGGATTAAGTGCATCAGGATTAAAAACACAGATAAGAAGTTATACAGAAACAGACTCTAATGTTTTAACAGATGCTGTTTTAGAAAATATTATTTTAAATGCACAATATAGAATTTTTAGAGATGTACCTATTGATGCAGATAGAAAACAACAACTAGGTAATTTAGTTGCTGGACAAGAATCAATTAACGCTCCAGCAGGAGCATTATTTATAAGAGGTATACAAGTTTATGATACAGCGGGATCTGAAACTACAGGAGCTAATAGATGGTTGGAAAAAAAAGATTATACATACTTACAAGAGTATCAAGATGTAACAGGTACATCAGCAGCTCAAGGTCAACCTAAATATTATGCAATGTTTGGTGGAGGTACAGGAGAGTCTGATACGACATCTGGACGTATAGCTTTTGCTCCAGTTCCTAATACAACATACAGATTTAGAGTGCATTTCAATAAAATGCCAGATCTTTTAGAGAATGACGATACTAATTATATTAGTATGAATTTTCCAAATGGCTTACTATATTGCTGTTTATCAGAAGCATATGGCTTTTTAAAAGGCCCAGTAGATATGTTGACATTATACGAAAATAAATATAAACAAGAGGTACAGAAGTTTGCAATTGAGCAAACTGGTAGAAGAAGACGAGATGATTATACTGACGGAACTGTCAGATTTAAAATCGACTCTACTTCACCATAACAGGAGATTAATTATGGCGATATCATCAGCAATATGTTCAAGCTTTAAACAAGAGCTTTTACAAGGTAAACACAGTTTTGAATCTTCAGGTGGACACACTTTCAAACTGGCTTTATTTGATAGTGATGCTTCTTTAGGGGCTTCTACAACAGACTATTCAACATCAGAAGAAATTACAAATACATCAGGATCTGCATACACTGCAGGTGGAGCAACTCTTACAAACTCTGGTGTATCATTATCTTCAACAACAGCTTTCACAGACTTTTCAGATGTAACTTATACATCTGCTTCTTTCACTGCAAATGGTGCAATGATTTATAATACAACAACAAACGGTGGTTCAAGCACAACTGATGCTGTTGCTATTATAGCTTTTGGTGGTGACAAGACAGCTAGTAATGGAACTTTTAAAATAGAATTTCCAACAGCAGACGCAAGCAGCGCAATCATCAGATTAGCATAGGAGGCCGACCATGTCGGTAAACTCAGGATGGGGCCGGTTTACCTGGGGCCAAGCTTATTGGAGTGAATCTACAACTTTAAAAACAGGTTGGGGTGCACAAGCTTGGAGTGATGGTGAATGGGGCGAACTTAAAGATGCAATTGCACTTCCAACTGGTTTATCAATCACAGCTAGTGTTGGTTCAGTTGATGTACCTGATCAAATAATTACACCTACAAGTTTTGAAATAACATCATCACAAGGTGAAGCTTTTATCCCTGTTATGGTAGAGGGAATATCAGCTACTTTTTCAATTGGTTCTGTATCTGTAGTAGATATGCAGGTAGGATTAACGGGCCAATCTGCAACAACTTCTATTGGATCTCCAACTGTCAATGATATGACTGTTGGCTTAACGGGTCAAGAGTTTACCGCTAGTCAAGGAACTGCAAAAGCACCTAACGAAACAGCAATTCTTTCTGGTGTATCGGCAACATTTAGTCAAGGAACTGCACAAGGTATATCTTCACAAGAGGCAACACTAACAGGTCAATCATTTACTGCTAGTGTTGGTAGTCTCATAATACCAAATGATACAGTTCAAGTATCAGGTGTTTCAGCTACATTTAGTTTAGGATCTATAGTTGGATTAGGAGGAGCTCTTGCTCAACCAACTGGTCTATCAGCTACAGCATCTGTAGGCTCTTTAACAATAGAAGAAGGTCTAGGATTAACAGGTCAATCTTTTAGTGCTAGTGTAGGGTCTATTTCTTTAGTTGATATTCAAGTAGGATTAACGGGGCAATCAGTAACATCTAGCATAGGAACAGTTAATATATTCGCATACGGCGATGTTGACACTGGTTCAAATACGTCTTATAGTAATGTCTCAACTGGATCGAATGATACATATTCGGATGTTGCAACTGGATCAAATACAAGTTATAGTGACGCTGCATAGGAGATAAAATTTATGGCATCAACATTTACACCTTTAGGTGTTGAACTTCAGGCAACCGGTGAAAATGCTGGAACTTGGGGAACAAAAACTAATACAAATTTACAACTCATAGAACAAATATCTGGTGGTTTTATAGCAAAATCAATAGCAGGTGGCGCACAGACAACTACTTTATCTGTATCTGATGGAGCAACAGGTGCAGAACTTGCACATAGAATGATTGATTTCACAGGTACAATTACAGGAAATCAAATTGTAACAATACCTTTAGATGTTCAAACTTTTTATATTTTAAGAAATTCAACTTCAGGAGCATATACAGTTCAATTTAAATATGCATCAGGGTCTGGTTCAACATTTACTTTTTCAGCAACACAAAAAACAACTAAAATAGTGTTTGCGACTGCAAACGATAGTACAAATCCAGATATCATAGAAGTTCAAACTGGTGGAGATGTTGTTGATGATACATCACCACAATTAGGTGGTGATTTAGATACTAATAGTTTTAATATAGCTTTTGATGATGCTCATGGAATTAATGATGAGAATGGAAACGAACAAATAGTATTTCAAACAACTTCATCTGCAGTAAACCAATTAGATATAACAAATGCTGCAACAGG